CTACCGAGTATGGCGTTGTAGTCACATATATTATTTGGTTGCCGGGGGGGCCAGTAGGGCCAGTAGGACCAGTGGCCCCTGTCGGTCCCAGTTGTGTATACATTACTTGCTGAACAGTAACGATAACGGATGGAATTGCAGGAATATCACCGAAAGAACCTGCCGCTATTAATTTTACACCAGCATCAGTTGAATACCAGAAGATTTGAATATAGTCGCCTGCGTTTAACTTTAACATAAAGTTCCATGCCGCTACTGCAAAACCATTTTGATTGTCGAGTGATAGATTTGTGTTTGATTCTGGAATAGCAGCCCCATTTTTCTTAAACCAAATAAAAATACTGCCTGCTGGATTATTTAGGTCTTCAACTTGTGCTGAAAATTGGATATTATAAACACCCGTGTTAGCAACCGTTACTTGTGAATTTGAAACAATTGACACTCCGCTTGTGTCTGGGTCTGTATGATTTAAAGTCATTGCAGTTCCTGTAGCTCCAACCAAATTTTGCGAAACGTCAGACCAGAATGACCCCCAATAACCCAATGCTCCTCCAGTGCCGGTTGGCCCTTGCACCCCAGTAGGGCCTACCGCCCCACTAAGTCCACACACCCAATTATTGGCAAACCCGCTGCCGGTCTGCCCCACAGATGAAACGGCAACCATTCTGACACCACTACCGCCAACAGTTCCGGCTATAGACGGATACAGAATCGTGTAAACCAAGGACCCGGTGGAATCCTGAATAGTTACGTTTGAGGTTGTGCTAAAATTATTGATTTCTATCCATGAACCAATTTTACATGTTGCCGCGGCAGGCATCTGGATAATTTTGCCAGAGGCAGGATTAAATGGAAATGTTTTATATAAATCGCTAGACGTCAATGCCAATGTCGCACTACTCGTTGAAGTCTGAACCGCATTCTCATATGTCCCTCGTCCAAATGCAAAATTCAAATTTGCACTGCCGTCAAACCACGCATTCGTATTTAAATAAATACTGCCTGTAGGACCAGTTCCAGAAAAAATGTTTACATTTGCCGAAGCGTCTAAAGTTAAATTAGACCCCGTCGTAGACGTGCTCACTTTTTCTGCGGTAATATACCAGTTTCTGGATGGATCATTCAATTGTGGATTTGACATATACTAATAATATAGATTATATTATGGGTAGGATAGAGAGAAGGCTTTGTACAATAAAGGAATATTTCGTAGAATATTTTTATTATACGAAATAAATGTCAAAACTTAGATGAAGCATAAAAATTATAATTTTTACAATTTATTATTTTAGAAATATGAAGGAAACCGAATTATAACAATGCCCGAACCACCTGCCCCGCCTGCAAAAAAACTTACTCCATCTCCGCCGGCACCACCGCCTCCACCACCTAAACCATTCGTTCCTGAAGTAGCAACAGTGGTGCCATCTAATCCACCATTTCCACCACCGCCGGTTCCACCAGTTCCTCTTGTACCGCCAAGATTTGCTTGATGCCCTCCTCCACCACCACCAGCATAAAAAGTCGATGCCCCGCCTTTTATTAATGAAGATAATCCATTGCCACCGTTACCTGCGACGGATGCTGTTCCATTTACTCCAACAGCTCCAGCACCACCTCCGCCACCCGCACCAAAGTTAATTCCATTGCCACCACTATTTCCTTGTGATGGAGTAGTTGCAGGAGTATTACCCGCACCGCCAACTGCACCATTTGAACCATTTGCGCCACCACCAGAACCTCCCGATGCCAATGATGCACCACCACCCGTTGCCGTAATCAAAGCAAATACACTATTAGCTCCATTTGTTCCACTGCCACCACTACCTGAAGGAGCTCCACTTCCTCCAGATCCAACTGTGAGAGTATATGGGGTTACTATCACCGGCAAACCAGTACCTCCGTAGTTTGTCAAATATCCACCAGCACCACCTCCTCCACCACGCACATTTCCGCCTCCACCTCCCCCAGCTACTACCAAATATTCAATACTTCCCACAAAATTCGGGGTAACTGTTCCAGTCCTGGTTGTTCCAGGAGCAGTGCCTGATGTGTCTTGAAATGTATATATTGTGAACCCACCTTGAACCGGTGAAGCTATAGCGGTATTGGATGAATTCACATAAACAATTGTCACATAAGGTGCTAAACCTGCAGAAACTGTCAAAGTTGCCGGTACAACTGAAAATGATAACCAATTTGTTCCATTGTAAAATTCGGGATATCCTGTTTCTGAATTATATCGCATCATTCCTGTAACTGCCGGGCTGGGTCTACTACTAATATTTCCAACGGGCAACATGAAATAGTTATACACGACTTCGTTGCTGGACGCATCATAATTCAAAAAATTGTCATAACTCTGGTTGGGGTTGCGAATTGGGGCAACAAAACAGGTCCCGGTTGAACCCGTGTTCAGAGCGGTCCCTTTTGCGTTGATCACGATGGAATTTGCGTGCTGGCTGGTAGCACCAGCCAAATTTCCAATGGCAATTGAGTTTGCACCTTGTGCACTGTAACCAGCGCTATTACCGATAGCAACGGCATTTGCTCCTTGTGTACTGAAACCCGCATAATAACCTATAGCAATTGATTGTGTGCCTTGCCTATTATACGCAGAACTGTTTCCTATCGCGATAGAATCACTTCCCTGACTATTGAAAGCGGAACTATTGCCTATTCCTATAGAATCAGTCCCTTGGTAGTTATTAGCGGCTTGATAACCAATAGCTATTGCTTGTGACGCCTGCGTTGATCTTCCTGCGTTAACTCCGATGGATATAGAATTAGCTCCTTGATCATTATACGCAGCTTCGGCACCAATCGCAACAGCATTATTTCCTTGCGTATTTTGTCCAGCGCTATTGCCTATAGCAATTGAGTTTAGACCTTGTTGCGTTTGGGCCGCATTATAACCAATCGCTACTGAAGAAATGCCTTGACTTGAATAGCCTGCTTGATAACCTATTGCTACAGCATAAACTCCTTGGTAACCTAATGCAGTCGCATCACCAATTGCAATAGAAGAATTTCCTTGGTATTGCTGACCAGCAGCATAACCTATAGCAATTGATTGTGTACCCTGATTATTATACGCACAAGTGTTTCCTATTGCGACCGAATCTCTTCCCTGACTTATGAAGGCAGCACTCGTGCCTATTCCTATAGAATCTGTCCCCTGTGTTCCCTGCCCAGCCAGATAACCAATCGCAACAGCATTTTCACCCTGTTGCGTTTGACCCGCCTGAAAGCCAACTGCAACCGCATTTAGACCTTGTTGTGTTTGTCCTGCTCCAGAACCAATAGCAACTGCGTTTAGACCTTGCGCGGCGAAACCAGAATTATTTCCGATTCCAATATTATTATTAGAAGCATCTATTTTTAAGGTATACGCAAGACGTAAATCGCCTGTATTAGGATTGACTGTAAACGGCGCCGTTGTTTTATCAATGTATATGGGTTGCCCTGACCCGTCGGTTGTTACAAAAGTGGGGTAGAAAGTCTGGTTTGCACTTGTATCAATTATATTAATTCCGGTAGCGTTGGGGTTGGACGTACCGGTAGGACCTGTAGGGCCTGTTGTACCAGTTACTCCAGGAATGCCAAATGTAGTGTGTAAGTGTGAATACGTATTAGACGTCTGAAAATATACCAGTGCCGTATGCGGGTTATTGTTAACATTTCTTGCTGTAACTACAACTTGTAAAAAATCATATGAAGTGATATCAATTGGGTTACCAATAATCATGTCCATGGTTATTTTTTGGGAGGATGAACTATCGTATAAATAACCTAAATCAGAACCTGGTGTTACTAAATTCGTATATGACGCAGCATTGTTAGTAGGTTGCCCAGTTATGTGACCAAGTAAGAAGAAACGAAGGGCAATATTATCCTCATCATTATTCGTGCCTGCTTTGGCATATATAGACATGTCCCATATTCCAGGTGGGATTACATTATTATTATTCGGGATTTGTGATTTATATATTGCAAACTGTACAACAACTGCATCAGTTGTATTACTATTTGTAGTAATAAAGGTAATTATTGATTGAAGGTCTGTTAACACGGGAGTGATTGATAAAAGACTGATGTCAGTATTGCCTGCTGACCCGGTACCGCCGTATGTATAAGTTATACTGTTTGGTGCAACAATTGTCTGTGGGGTTAATATCGTAGTTAGGACTGTCGCAGTTAGCGGCGTCAAAACAGGAGAGGTGTCCTCGATATAATTCATATATAATACAAGACCGCCGCCGCCGTTCTGACCTGGCGCACCGATTGGACCAGTAGGCCCTGTAGGACCTGTAGGGCCTGTTGTACCAGTAGGGCCTGTTTCGCCGGTTGGACCAGTCGGGCCCGTAATACCGTCACCATATGTGATTTCGCTTGTAGCTACATTGTAAAGTAAACCCTTTGTATTCTGAATGTTACGGATTGGGTTTACAAAAAACCCGGTATTTCCGGCAGCTAAGCTGCCGCCCGAAGCGTTTAATATGATGGAATTTGCCGCCTGACTGGTCTGGCCCGCATATTGGCCTATGGCGATCGCGTTTGCTCCTTGTTGAGTACCCCCTGCCTCGTTTCCAATTGCGATTGCATTCATGGATTGGTCAACATATCCCGCATTAAGCCCTATTGCAATCGCTTGTGTGGATTGATTCTGATTTCCAGCCTGGCCCCCAACTGCTACAGCAAAAAACTTCTGGTTAATCGCTCCGGCGTTACTCCCGACTGATATAGCGCCAACTCCTTGTTGAAAATTGCCGCTCGCAACACCTATTGCCACACAGTCCTGGCCTTGATTTGTCTGTCCCGCACTCGCACCAATTGCAACCGCCTGTACACCCTGGTTATATTGATATCCGCCAAATGTATACGATGTAATGGCAATCGCATTCTGGCCTTGACTATCTCTTCCAGCGCCAGCCCCAATCGCAATAGCTTGTGAGCCTTGACTCAGATTTCCAGCCTGATTCCCAATTGCCACACCGTTAGATCCTTGATTTGCTTGTCCAGCCTGATACCCAATTGCCACCCCAAAAAAACCTTGAGTGCTCTGACCGGCGGTTTCGCCGATTGCCACCGCATATCGACTTTGGACCGTTTGGCCTGCCTGATAACCAATTGCAATTGCGCTCGACGATTGTGTCCCCAGCCCGGCATTAAATCCGATCGCAATTGACCTTTCACCCTGGGTTATTTGACCCGCTTGAACTCCAATTGCAACTGAATTTGGTGCCTGACCCGTAAGCCCGGATTGATATCCAATCGCAATAGAACCGGACCCCTGACTCGCCTGACCTGCTTGATATCCGATTGCGATCGCATTAGAGTACTGACTGGTTGACCCCGCAAGAGATCCTATCGCGATTGCGCCTGAGCCTTGAATATTCCGTCCAGCTTGATTGCCGATAGCAACCGAATTCTGTCCTTGTTGCGTTTGACCAGACAATGTACCTACTGCTACCGAATTTTGACCTTGGGCTTGAGCACCCGCGTTCGTCCCAATAGCAACCGCACCAGTATTTTGAGAAGTACGCCCAGCACTCGCGCCTACAGCGACAGACCCCGAGCCTTGTATGGATTGACCCGCAGATGCACCAATTGCTACCGTGCTTTGCCCTTGCGCGGTAGCTCCTGAATTAGACCCAATTGCAATGGCATTTGCCTCTTGGTTTGTCCTACCTGCTTGAACTCCGATAGCTACTGCACCCGAACTCTGCAATGAAGCACCTGCAAGCGTACCAATTGCGACATTATTGAAGGGTCCTGTGAAACCGGTCACTCCAATAAACCCAAATTGTCCGGCTTGATATCCTATGGCAATGCTGCCTGATCCCTGGTTTGTTCTTCCGGCTTGTACTCCAATAGCAATACTATTTACCGACCCGGTGAATCCAGTGAATCCTTCAAAACCAGAATACCCTTGACTTCCGGCTTGAAACCCAATTGCAATACCACCCGAACCTTGGTTTGATTGACCAGCACTTACTCCGACAGCAATTGCGGATGGGCCTTGGGTAAAGGCCCCTGCAGTTACGCCAATGGAAATTGCATTAGTTCCTTGTGTGTTTGCACCCGAACCATTACCAATAGCAATTGCTCCGGATTGTTGATTTGTTCTGGCGGCGTTTTGTCCAATTGCGATTGCTGACTGTCCTTGAGTGCCGATGCCGGCTTGATCTCCAATTCCAATTGCAAAAGACCCCTGGAATGTTCTTCCTGCTAAATTACCAATAGCAACTGCACTTACCCCCTGACTGGCCTGGCCTGCAAACGACCCAATCGCAACAGCATTAAATGATTGCGTAGTACCCCCTGCCTGTACACCAATTGCAATTGTATTTCCTGATGTGTCTAGGTTCCCATTTGTGCCGGCAAGAAATCCAATAGCAATGCTACCCGTTCGTTGATATGTCGACCCGGCATTTACACCAATCGCAATTGCATTTATTCCCTGAGTGTATTGACCTGCTGCACTTCCAATAGCAATTGCTCCAGATTGTTGATTTGTTCTTGCGGCATTTTGTCCAATAGCAATCGCGGCTTGACCTTGCTGTGATGCGCCGGCCTGGTCTCCAATCGCAATTGCAAAACCACCTTGATTCGTTCTTCCTGCATTAACACCAATTGCAATCGTATTTCCCGAAGCATCGCCTGTAACCCCAAATGCACCGGCTTGGTGCCCAATAGCAATACCGCCGGATCGTTGATTTGTTTGACCTGCGCTCACGCCGATTGAAATCGCATTCACGCCCTGCGGGTCATTAGCGGCCAAATAACCAATAGCAATAGCCCCACTTGACTGAGTTCCTTGCCCAGCCAGATTACCAATCGCAACCGCATTTGCACCTTGTAGAGTTTGACCCGCCTGATAGCCGAGAGCAACGGCCCTTAGACCTTGACCCGTCTGTCCGGCTCCGCAGCCAATATTTATATTATCGCTTCCGACGGTCCACGAATTATTACTTGTGTCCCAATATAAGTAATCGCCATAACAATCTGCGGTTCCTACTATTCCAATTACGCCAGTGGGACCTGTAGGTCCTGTTGGACCAGTGGGACCTGTTTGGCCGGTAGGACCTGTAAATGTAATTATTGTCCCCGTATGACCTGTAGGTCCGGTAGGTCCTGGCGTAACATTCATCGGTCCGGTAGGACCTGTAAATCCCTGATTCGGATTTCCGGCACCCAAATACTCTTCTAAAATTATGCAGTTTGCTGTCGTGTTCGGGTTATTTCCCAAGACACCCAACGTATTTGCAGAGCCAGTTGGGTTTTCCAATTGGAAGAATAATGTATATGTAATAGGACTTGTAGTTTGTGGCCAATGCATAAAATTAAACGTGTATGTGTCTATAAACGGCGAGGACGCATTATTCGTTCCGCAAATAGTATCTTGTCCTAAGAGTATATAAGTTGCTCCTCCGTCGATAGTATATACAATACCCAAATTGAGTCTTGTTCCAAATACGTCACTTGCTTGATATTTAACCTTGAACTGAACCTTAATTCTACTTTGATCGCTTAAAGGGGTTATGCTTTCTGAGTAGCCTTGTGCTGCACATGAGTAACATGGGTCAGGTGGTACTAACCCAAATGGATTGATTGCAGAAACTGTAGACTGTAGATTATTTGAAAACCCGGTGTTTTTATACACGTATTGAATAATTACTCCAGGTGCGCCCGTAGGGCCTGTTTGACCAGTAGGACCAGTTTGACCAGTAGGACCTGTCGTGCCTGTTTGACCAGTCGGGCCTGTTTGACCAGTAGGACCTGTTTGACCAGTAGAACCTATTTCGCCTGTAGGGCCTGTTTGACCAGTAGGACCTGTTTGACCAGTAGGTCCAGTGGGGCCGGTTGCGCCGGTGTCTCCTGTTGCGCCTTGAGTACCTGTTGCACCTGTATTTGACGCTGTTCCGGGCGCGCCGATAGGACCTGTAGAACCAGTCGGACCTATAGAGCCAGTCGCTCCGGTATTTGATGCTGTTCCGGGCATACCAGTAGGACCTATTTCGCCAGTCGGGCCTGTTGCCCCATTGCCGCCACCGCCACCATTATTGCACGGCACGAAGCAATCACACTCATCCCGTTCTGGTGCGACATAATCACACGGTGTACCACAATCACATACATCGGGACCAACATAATTACAGTCGCGACATGGCACATAATATCCGCCACCGCCACAATTACCATATGGGACGCCATTAATATTAGTAACAATCAGATTTGTAACAGTAATATTTTGACTGTTTATATTCTGTGCATTTATGTTACTCATTTATATAAAAAGCAAATATATTTTAAATTGTGGTAATCGTATATAATAAAATTATTTTTGTACAACTTTGTATTTGCTAAAATAGTATTAGGCCATTGAGAAATTTAGGTGTATGCGGTATTTTGACTCGTAAATAATATAGCAAATTAATTTACTTGGCATATTATTATTTAATTCGGGATAGGGAATGGGCGTTGATTTTTCTCAACCACCAAGGGCTCGGGTATGAAGGTAGGGCCCTTCTTGTAGATATTAGACGACTCCAATTTCGTAATTTCAGGCTTAAAACAGGGCGCGGGGTTTACTAAATTGGTAGCGTTAATTCCGAACAAAAACGACTCCGTATCAGCTGCATTATACGACAACTTATTCCACGGAATTTGAGCAGGAAGTAGTCCATCACCGGGCAACCGGGTATTATATGCCGCTCCATATTGCGAATTCGCGTAGAGTGTGTATTGTTCTGAATTTTTGTATTCCCGTTGTTCTAAACAATAGTTACCGGGAGTATTCTTATTACGTGTAGACGCCATTTATATATACTTTTAAAAAAAGATTGCCAATAGAATGTAATAGGTTACCTGTTTTTAATAAGTAACCGTACATACGCTATAACCCCGATGAGAACTTAGCCGATATCGCCGAATGTAGGCTATCCATGCTGGTTTGCGCAATTTTACCGGTTTCTAAATATTCGCAGATACACGCATGTGTTAGATACATGTAATCGTAAGCAAACAAAACAAGCAGACCAAACTCCTCATCGGATGTCATAAGACGACTGGCCGTCTTTACCATACATTTCTGCAGTTCTGGGCTCTCCTTGACCTTTTCATATAGATCATGGATTGCCGCGCTCATTAGTTCTTCGTCATATTCTTCTAATTGTAAAATATCCAATAATTCTTGGCGATAGAGCGCGTCCCTAACAAACTCCATTTCGCTGGCGGTTATATTGTCCGTATCCAAAAATACATCGACCGTATTATAAGTGCATGCAACCTTCGTGTTGTACATTACAATATTACTCAACTAATATTTATATCTAAATAAGTAGAAATATTAATTATGCATATTGCACATATGCCTTTTCACTGATGTGGTTTATGCGTATTGATAAGTGGAGTGCTTGTTGACGTAATCAGTATCCTTTGTCAACTCACGAGATGGAACACCACCGCGGATCCATCCGTCGGAAGCAACATTCTCGATTTGATTAGCGGGGTTGTTGATTCTCTCTTGAACAGCGGGGAGAAGAGGAGTTTGGTGATACTTAATGTAACTCTTCTCGCTTAGGTTGGTTACGCTACGCTTGTTCACGATTTGCTCACCCTGTTGAATCTGGGATTCCATAACGGGGTTAACTGCGCCGCGGCCTAAATAAGGGACGGTAGCAAAGGGGCGCTGAAACAGGTCAATGTGGCAGCGAGGGTGGGTCTGGATGGTTCCAATCAAAAGTTCAGATGAGTTGTCAATGTTGCAGCCACCTGCACCCGAGTTGTAGCCGCCATTGTACATGATACCAGGCTGGGTCGTAGCTAATTCAATAGATTTTTTCATGGAGCAATCGGCAGCAAAGTAGTTTTGGGTCATATAATTGCACGATGCTACATTTTGAATTGTGTTTTGGTCTATGCAACACGAATCATTTCCAATGCGCGCCATATTATCAAAGGTATAACTGGAGACGTTAGCCATTTATATATTATAATATACATTATTTTTTTATGAATTCAAATGTTTTTGTGTTTCTAAATGTCTATTGAATAAAATATTAACAAAACATCCAAAATCACATTTATCACAATAAAAATTTAATCCGGTTTGCCTTTCTTCTTTTGTTGCGTGTTTATTTAAATAATGAAGTTTCATATTTGTTGTTTTGCTCGGTTTATAATCGCAAAACTTACACACTTCTTCTAAAATCTTATCGCTTCGTGCTTTTCTTTTTTCGCCAGTGTGTTTTTTACATGTCAAATGCTCATTCCATTCTGATAAATAGTTACAAGTGTAGTTGCATTTTTCACAGTTATATTTTGAATCCATTTTATTAAATATCTTATATTATTTTTAAATAGTTTAGACAAATAAAGTCTATATATAGTATATAATGGATAAATTGCGGTATAATTTTGAATTTCTAAATGAATATTGTACAAAATATAATGTAAAATTATTGGATGAATATTGTAATAAAAAAATGAACAGAGATACAAAAATTACAGGAAAATGTATAAAAAATGATTGTCAAAATACCTTTTCAAAAAACTTTAGAAATTTATTATTATATAATGGTTTGTGTAAAAATTGTATAGGCAAAATAGTTGTTATGCAACGAAAAGAAACTTGCATAAATAAATATGGTTGTGAAAACCCTCAACAAAATAAAACTATTAAAGAAAAAACAAAACAAACTTGTTCTCTAAAATATGGTTGTGAAAATCCTGGACAAAATGAAGAATTTAAAAATAAAATGAAAAATACAAATTTAATAAAATATAATCATTTTTATCCTGTTCAAAATGAAGAAATTAAAAAAAAAATAAGAGAGACAACAAAAAAAAATTGGGGAACTGAATGTGTATCACAAAATGAAGAAATTAAAAATAAAACCCGACAAACCTGTTTAGAAAAATATGGTGTGGAACATCACAACCAAAATGAAGATATAATGCATAAAACATCTAAAAATGCTTACAAATTAAAAGAGTATACATTTCCATCAAACAAAATGATAAAAATTCAAGGTTACGAAAATTTTGCTTTGGACGAATTAATTGTAAATGAAAAAATTGATGAATCAGATATAATTACAGGGTGTAAAAATGTTCCTACTATTTGGTATAATGATAAAACAGGTAAAAAACATAGACATTATGTTGATATTTTTATTCCTTCTCAAAATAGGTGTATAGAAGTTAAATCTACTTGGACTGCCGAAAAGAAAAAAGACATTATATTTTTAAAACAGAAAGCTGCCAAAGAATTAGGCTATAAATATTCAATATGGGTTTACAACAATAAAAAAGAGAAAATATATTGTTACGATTAATGCGTTTAGTACAAGGTGTATCTGTAATTGTCTTGTACACGAGCAATTGCACCTTCTGGAGTAGATTCCTTGCCAGAGTATTTGAGGTCGTTATAAAGGAACTGAGCATATGCGCTCTGATCGTTCTCTACGCGAGTATTTGCAGTGCTAAAAAATGCGCGGTTTGATTGATCCAATTCAAAATTCTGGTACAAGTCGCCGTACAGTTGTTTATTGGTATTTTTAATACCGGGGTTCATCATCTGAACCGCCTTCTTGACATTCTTAGTAATATCCTCATCGACATCAACATTGAACGATGGCGGTGCTGATTTTCTATCGGGATCGTCACTAATTTGTGTCAACAAAACATTGCTAAAGGGATTCTTTTTGCTTCCACCCTTAAATTCACTTTTCAACACCGAGTCCAATGTAACTGGGTTGACATAAGAGTCAGGGCTCTTATCAAACATTCCAGTTACTTCGTTGCCGCGAATCCTAAACCCCTCATCCAACATCTCCTTTGTAACCTTCTGTTTGCGCATTTTGAACAATATAACAATGGCAACCAATGTCAACACGCCAATACCGAACACTCTGGGGGACATGGTTACGATATACCCTAAAATCGTAATCAAAATTATGAGCCGCGAGATGGCATTCAATTTTTGCTCGTAGCCCATATCAGCCGATGGCCACAACTCAGTCATCTGCTCTTTATTAAATAACACAGTAGGATCATTGGCCCAAAATGGAATTGTCATTATATATATAAACAGTTTAAAAAAGTTTGATCGCCGCCCTAATTTTTATATTTCACATACGCGAACATTTATGCGTAGGTAGATTCTTCTAAATTTTATCCCTGACCATCGAAATACACATTGTTATTGTATAATCACTTCGGCGTTTTATGTCTGCATAAATACTCGCAGGCATAAAATAACAATACTATCGTAATAATACTATCATCATAAAAATAAAAATTGAATTCCGCGGAGGACCATCTCATTAGACATTATAGAATTACAAGCACCATGGAAAAATTCATGTTACCAACTATACCAGAGGACTTTCAGACGGGTCAGCCCTTTGTCGGTGCGATTCATCCCAGTCTGAAGCAACTAAATGACTATATTACCCGCAAGTTTAAACACGATTTTGTAGGCGTTGATATCGTATCATTAACAGAGTATGTTGCAACAACAAAGCAGCCGTGGTCAAATGGCGCCTATTATCTGTTTGGCCAATTGCTCACAAGTTTTGACGCGCCATTGACAAATGAGTTATTACAGACGGCAATCGATACAAATTCGCGACGAATGACTGAATATGGCGCGCCATGTAATTTTCTGGAGGCCAACAGTGTAAATCACAATATTCGCGTCTTTCACAATCTATTGTATTTATTGCAAAAATATTATCAACACCCGTACGATTTAATGGAATTTTATAAACCGGACGGAGTATACATGACAAAATTTATTGAAGAATCGTGCTCCTAATAAACTGTGGCGTTATTTTGATAAAGAGTGTATGGCGATTCTTTATTTTTTCCCCTTCTTCTTCTTACCACTACTCGATTGTTGCTGCGGTTGTTGAGGGGGCTTTGCTCCGCGAGGCGTCCGTTCCGCTTTTTCTGCAGCTCCAAATAGCCCGAACAATTCGGCATCAGATATGACAGGTTGTTGCTGACGCTGTTGAATTAGCGCCGCCTCTCGCGCCTCTTGCTCGAGTTTTGCACGAGCATTTGCTTCTGCCTTTGTACGAATTCGCTCTTTAGTCTTCTCCATTTTCATCCGTTGGTCTAAATTTGCCTGCATGGCGCCCATATTTACCTTTGCTCCACCCATTCCTCCCATTCCCGCCATGCCAGCAAGGTTACCCATTCCCATCTTATTCAACATGGACTGAATATTTCCCATGCCAGGCATATTCTTCATCTTGTTCATCATTTCCGATGCCTCTGCAATCAATTCCGACTCCTTTAGGTCACCAGATTTGATTTTAGAATCCAGCTTGTCGCCAACAGTCTTCACGAGTCCCATCAACTTGGTCGGGTTCTTTACGAGCGTCTGGAAGACGTCCTTCATATCAGTCGCGCCCTCAAAATCCGCATTCAAGTTTGCTGCCGTCTCTTCGGCAATTTCGCGCGCCAATTGTCCCAACTTTCCGTCCAACATCCCAGTAATATGACCGTGAAGTTGTTCTGCATCAGGCATACTAAATCCGGCACCATCACCCTCTGCAGTGCCGGGGTCGCCCTCTTTCGCCTCAAATAAACCCTGCATATGTGAAAGGGTCTCCTCCAACTTGGACTTAAATTCGTCCTCATTGATCGCCTCGAACATTTTCGCTGTATCGCCAAATGCCTCCTTGTTATTCAGGGTGCCAACAATTGCAAAGGTAATCAACTGCAAATACTTCCAAATGGTCTCCCGCGTTTTCTGCGAAATGTCGCACTGCCATAGGTTTTTGAAATGGATGCTGGGAAGAAATTCGGTGTCTACCTCCGAGTCCACTTTAAACATGTCCTCATTTTGGTATAGAATGTCAAAGAACCGCGGAGGCAACTTTTTCTGACAAAATTTGAATAGGAGCTGCACCGACGTGCGCTTGTGTTTTTCATATGCAGCATCCCTCGCCTCAGCGTCCTCAATGTGACTGTAATGCTGGGGGGTTTTAAGCCATTTAATGATAAACGGTTCATATTCGGGAAATGTTGTTCTTATATCACCAACAAAATCACAAATTACCTTCGTAAATTCTTCCGGGATTGCCTTGCTTTCTTCTGCCATTTAAATAGTATATTTTATATATATTTAAATTCAAATTTAATAAATATATATACCGCGCGCCCACATAATTATGTCGCATACAAAAGGCCTGCATTTCCGCCGACAAATATAACCATATTTACACGCTCCTCCATCAAGTACATGTTAAAATTGTAATCATAAATTCGCCAGGTTGGCTTATTGATGCCTATAAGGTCGCCCGTATTTGGGTCGCAAATAGTTAGCACCTGGGCATACGGGTCAACGGGGGGCGCAATAGTCGTGAATTCAAACTGAACATTAGTAAACCGGCTCATATTCATGGCTCCCGATGGGTTCGGGTTCATCTGGTTTGTATCCAGGCAAAAATTGTAGCAATATAGACCAGGTGGAGCGTTACCAGATGTTCTTACGTATTTTTCAACAAAATTGTATACACCCGCAGGTAACATATTCTCTCTGTATTGGCCATCAAGAAGTATACCAAGAGCCACCAAAATGTACTGGATATTTTGCGGGTTATAAACGCCGGTTATACGCAGACCGCTTAAAGTACCATCTGGATTCGCACCTGGACCCATGCCAGGAACCGACGGCAAGGTCGGATTTTTATAGTTATACGTTCCACTGGTCGGAGCCAGCTCAACATCGTGTGGCATGTGGTTGTATGGCCAGTTTGTATAATTGGACCATTGGTTTCGCAAGTTTGCATCACTTCGCTGGAAATAAAACATCCAACTAATTACCATACCCAGCGAGTCCAAGTTCAGTTTATTCTGCCCGGTAATGTTGTAGAACGGTGTCTCATAAATCTGCTTAATCAAATATTTCTGCTCATTCTTAGCAAAGAGTTCGGACTCATCATTAGAGAGAAAACAATAGGTACAATTTAGATTGATGTCAGCATTCCACAAAGTCCTCGTGTCTATGTATGACGCAGGACCGAGTGCCACATCTGGCGGTGTTTGCAGAAATCTATAGAACTGCATATAAAATTGGTTAAAATTGGGCGCGACGACTGGGAAATTGTTTGTATAATCCATGACATCGCGGATGGTAAACCATTGATTAATTGGCCTGAATGATACACTAATCTGCAGCTCATTATACTGAAGCGCGACGAGCGGGAACGCCTGCATTGTAACCAGGTTAAACCATGCCCCGAGCGGAATATAGAGAGTCCGCCCCATGATAGACGGCTGTGCTCCGGCGGGACTGTTTGTGTAATATGCATTTGGGTATGTATTCACGCGTGCGCCCGAGTTAGCAGGGTCATTTAATTCAGCGGTTTGGCCGATCATCTCGTTGAACAGCGCCAACTTTTCTGCGCTAAAGTCTCTCTGTGTAGATGCCAGCAAATACTGACCCGAATATTCTTGCAGTTTTTGGTTACCGCACGTTATGGTAATACGGCTAATAATCTGCGCCCCGATATTGTCAATCCACCGGAAGTCATATGGCGCCCAATCGGTATATTCTGTGGCACCGCTCTGATTCGTGTACGCCTGTGGAGGCAAAACCGGGCTCCAAATGGTAGGCAGATTGATGGAGATGTAACAGTCCATTAACAGATCCGCATAGCGCTTTACTTTGAAAACGAAGGTGGACTCATTTGTTAGGCCGAGCGTAGGCGTCCCTTCGTAATCCAAACGAAAGTTTTGTTTCCCAAAATTAGTATACTTTTTATATGTTGCTTTCCAAAAGGTCTTACTCGGATTTCCATTTAGAATAACATTTTGTTGTCCAGTAGCTACAAGATTCATTAACCCTCCAGCCATATTTAAGTATATTATATATAAATTTTTTAATTCTTAATTTGCTATTAATATAAATTACGCGCTTAATCCTACATTTTCTTCGGTGCCCTGGTAGGAGGTATTTTAGTAATATGTCCCTACTAAAAATAACTTATTATATTATATTAGATTAATACGAATGGACAAAATTGTACTATTGATTGGTGTTGCAGTGGCCGTGATTTTTATACTACTTGCATATGTTTACATAAAACGTCGGGTTAACTTGGAACAAGACGAATGCGATTATATGAACACCCTATATCCCACTTTAAACGGAAACATCCGGCCTATTTCTTCAAACGATTCCGATTGCAGCGGCAACCTATATGATTATTATATTAAAACCGCATTCAATGCGTGCTCTGGTGGGTCATATAAGGATGATTACGTAGACCTATGCAATCTAAAGGCGGTGCTTAAGCAGGGGGTTCGCTGCTTAGATTTTGAGGTGTACTCAATAGATAATCAAGCTGTTGTGGCAACCTCTACCTCGGACAGTTTCTACATTAAAGAGACATACAATTCAGTGCCTTTTAGCGGGGTAATGGAGACAATTGGCGGCTACGCATTTGCGAGCGGAACTGTTCCAAATCCAACGGATCCGCTCATCATTCACTTGCGGATTAAGAGCACTAACCAAGAGATGTACTCTAATTTAGCGAGCACGCTCAAGTTGTATGATAATATCATGCTTGGAAAGGAATACAGCTTTGAAAACTCGGGAACGAATTTAGGAACCGTCCCGCTGTTAACATTTAAGAACAAGGTTATTTTAATTGTGGACAGGACAAATGATGCCTTCTTGCAGAATCAGGCCTTTTTAGAATACGTTAATTTAACCAGCAACTCTGTGTTTATGCGAGGATACCGCTACTATGACGTTAAAAACAACCCAGACGTTCAAGAGCTAACAGACTTTAATAAAACTGGCATGACAATTGTGTTTCCAGACACAGGAGGTGACCCAGTGAATCCAAGTGCGTTATTGTGCAGAACATATGGGTGCCAGATGGTAGCTATGCGGTATCAACAAGTGGACAACCTTTTACTTGAAAATACGGAATTCTTTGACGAGGGAGGGTATGCCTTCTGTTTAAAGCCCGAGAATTTAAGGAATCAGATTGTGACTATTCCTGCACCCACACCGCAGAACCCTGCTTATTCCTATGCTACGCGTAAGGTGGAAACAGACTATTATAGCTTCAAAATTTAACGAGAACTGAATTATTATATAATAATTTGTATAATTGTATAATAATTTGTATAATTGTATAATAATTTGTATAATTGTATAATAATTTGTATAATTGTATAATACTTTGTATAATAATTAATCTTCATATATGTATAAGAAGGTATGGCTCGAAAAAATATATGCAGAGGACTAAATTTCTCTGACTGCGAGTTGGCTATTCTCCGCCAAGCGGTTGATAAAGCAGAAGAAAAAATAGGAAAACGCGTCGTTAACTCGCGCGAAATTCAGCAAATTATTTCTATAGTTGAGAACTTTCTTAAGAAAAAGAGTCTGATTTGCTACGGAGGCACCGCTATAAATAACATACTGCCGATAGATGATCAATTTTATAATAAGGAGATTGAGGTGCCTGACTATGATTTTTTTTCAACGAATGCGTTGCAGGACGCAAAGGAACTGGCCGATATATATTACCAAAGCGGCTTCACCGATGTAGAGGCCAAATCTGGCCAGCACACCGGGACATATAAGGTGTTCGTGAATTTTATGCCAGTGGCGGACATTACATTTTTGCCCAAAGGCGTCTATAATGCGATCAAAAAAGATGCGCTGCGCGTTGGCGGAATATTGTACGCTCCCCCCAACTATTTAAGAATGTCTATGTATCTTGAATTGTCCAGACCAGCCGGAGACACAAGCCGATGGGAAAAGGTGCTTAAACGTCTCACACTATTGAATAAGCATTTCTCCGTTACAGACGTAAATTGCAACTCTGTGGAGTTTCAGCGCGAAATGGAAAATAAAACGGAGGAGGACCACATTTATGATAACGTGCGAAATACCCTAATAAACCAGGGCGTCGTATTCTTTGGCGGGTATGCGATTTCTCTCTATTCTCAATACATGCCCAAGAATTTGCGTCACAAGTTGGAGCGTTACGCCGATTTTGATGTGCTGGCCACCGACCCACAAACGACCGCGGAAATTGTCAAGGAACGGCTGAGTGACATTGATGTTAAAAATGTAAAAATTATAAAGCATGCAAATATTGGCGATGTTATCCCTGAGCACTATGAAATCCGCGTTGGAAACGATACAATTGTGTTTATTTACAAACCAATTGCGTGCCATAGTTACAACAACCTTAGCATCGGCGGCCAAACTGTCAAGATTGCAACCGTAGACACCATGTTGAGTTTTTACTTGGCATTTGTGTACGCAGATCGCCCCTATTACAATCTCTTTTTGGATAGGATATTGTGCATGTCCAAATATCTATTTGACGTTCAGCAGAAAAACCGTTTGGAACAAAAGGGCTTGCTTAGACGTTTCAGTATCACCTGTTATGGGCACCAAGAATCTGTAGAAGAAATGCGCGCACACAAGGCTGAAAAATACAAGGAACTCAAGGAAAAGGGTGACCTTGCGGCGTTTGAGGAGATGTTCTTAAATTATAAACCAGCGGATTCAATAAATAAGAAATCAGATGGTAAGAAGAAAGAGAGAAAGGCGAAGAAGAGTGCTTCAAAAAAGAAGACAAAGAAGACCAAGACCACGACCAAAAAGGCTAAGCCGTTCGGGATTTTTGGAGGAAGAACTGCGCGAAGGCGCTAAATTATACATGACACTTGTCGCCGTAGCATTCCTCCAGTTTGTCTTGAAACGTAACTCGCTGGCCGCGTCTTGCAAATTTATATAGAAATATAATGCCAGCAAGAGCCATAAGCATAGCCCCCAAAATGTACATGGCATAATCCGACATGTCAGGCTCCGTCGTGTCAACAATATTAGATACGATTTCTGTTAAATCAGGAACATTACCTAATGAAAACCCAGGGGTTGTTATATCAATATCGTCCATTTTTATAGGACAATATTAATGCTAAATTATTTGAACTTATAAACAGCGACTCTCCAGTATTATAATAAAAATATCGTATACTATTTTGGAGGCCAATTTGCAGAACACGCTCTCTCTAAATTCTCGGGGAATGCGCTTACTGATTAAAACGACAAAATATATAAAGTATATAATTAGTTTTTCTATTAGCCATTTAACATAGTTGGCACCCTTGCTAATGAGACTCCAGTCGTTCACGTAACTGCACATTTGCGTGTTTGTCTGTTTTATATAAAACGAATGTATATCTAATAGGCCAGACAATACTCGGTGGTAATTAGACTTTTCGTTCTTTACGTTCAATAGGTTGCTTATTTTGTCCGCCCCAAATAGGTCTAAATATAAAATCTTCTTGTTTGCCTCTGTATTGAATACGAAGGGAGTGATCCCGTCCATGTACTTTTTTTCGTATAACACGTTGCCATCTATTAAAAATGGGATATATGATGACTTCACAATCGTTCTCAAAATATCGGCAACATTTGCGTATTTAGATTTTACTGGTTTTTTACCTTTTTTAATATTATGGTATGTAATAAAGAACCTGCCGTTAATCTGTTCACATATATCATGCGGAATATGCGGGCCTAAATACTGGTGCAATTCTTTCACAAGCTGTAACTTGTATGATTGTCTAAAGTCAGAAGTAATTACTTCATACAGGCTTGTCATAAGGTGCAGCCCGTCAATATAATACAGGAATCCAGCGATTGCACCGACGCTGCACCCCGAAATTCTGTTTATTTTAACATAATTGCGCTTTTCCATTTCCTTTAAAAAGTACAAGGCGCCTACCAGATAGCTGCCGTTAAATGCGCCGCCATCCAGAACCAGGTCTAATACCAACGGCTCATTGGAATTTTTTATATCGTCTGGTAAATTATCAATTAATTTTGCCACAAATTCATTAATCATTGAACTATTATAGTCCAGTATTTACTATTTCACAATAAAACGAAATAGTAAATAAAAAAAATTTATATAATATAGTAGGTAGTGAAATGTCAGATTTGCAGAATTGTCACTTTATGTGTATATATTCTAATAATACTTATCAAAAAACTAATATGCGTGAGCGTTTTGCACAAATAGGCATTGACTGTAATTATCATGGTATACCCAATAAGACGAATGCCGGTTCAATCGAATATACTGATTGTGATCATCTGCAAATGATATTTGACTTTTATTATACAACCACTAAGGCATATGGCGTCTTCTGTGAAGCTGAAATATATATTCACAAGGACTTAAAAGCGATTTTGACAAAAATCTTGTCCGATTTTAGTGTATTGAAACTTGATATATTATTATTGGGGTATCATGTTCACTTTCCCATCACAGAATCTATGGTGACCCGAGGGTTCCCGTTTAAAAGGGAGACGAACACACGATCTGCGTATACCTATCATGATTACCCAGATGACTTGGTTGGAAATCAAATGTATGTTCTCTCACGAAAACATGCAAAATATCTGCTCGACAAATATTATACCGGATATATTGATAAGACGTTTGTAGATAATACAGGCACTCCATTCGCCTCAACTGGGTTTATCATCACGCGAGAGGGTAATAAAGCCCTAATTTCTCCCGCAATTGTGGCGGTATGTGCCGCAAATAAAACTGAGTTGCGTATAAAAAGTAGGAATGCATATTATAACGACACGGATTTTATATAAGTTACACCGGAATTCGGCGGGTTACGCAATTTTCTTGTTTTCCAGTAATCTTTTCACAAAGTCATGTTCGTTCTTATATTGCACGTAAAAATTTATCAACTCGGCCGGGGAATACAAGAACTCCTGTATTTTTTTCAATTTGCCAATATTTAAGGGACTACCAAATAAATGTCGATACATTTCAGCGATTGTTTTGTGGCTGGCATTTTTCAATTCGTGCGTTATGTCAATTCTTCCTGGCCGCGTCAGGGCTGGGTCAAGCTTCTTGTAATGATTTGAAGAAATCACCAATATTCTCCCCGGTGTCTCTCTAATTCCATCCCATAGATTCAGAATATCGTCCAGCGTAATCGGGTCTTCGCTAACTGAAAAAGGCAATTTTGCCGACTTGATCTCGTTTGTCTCGCAAATACTCTGCAACAGTTCCTTAACGGTTTCCTTGCCATCTGTTTTGGCGACAGCTGGACTGCGATTGCGGTCTAATATAATGTCCCCGATGCAATCAATATCTTCAAAAACAATAATTTTCTTGTCAAATGTTACCGAGTCCTTTTCATTAGAGCACGAATATGTGTTTTCAAAAAAGAAGCTCTCCAGTTGTTTTTTTGTCTTGATAATTTTAAGCGGAATCACGACCAGGTGACGATTTGTGTGTTTTGCGAGCGCCTTGATAAATGATGTCTTGCCGGTGCCGGGTGGGCCATGTAGCCCAATTCCCAGCGAGTAGGGTATCCCCTTTTCATAATACCAGTCCTTGTTTTTCAGGAAATAGTCAATATGTGCCACAAGTTGTTGCTTTCCATCGAAAAACATGTTTTGAAATGCCCGTGCACTCTCAAACACGTCTTCTCTCCAACAACTAATCATTCCTTCTTCGTTTTTTGGGGTAACACTATCTAAATTATATATAAACCGTTTATTACTCCGGATTTCTCGAACGGACGACACGTATTTTTCAGTAATCTTATCAACATATGTTTTTAAAAAACTGATTGAATGTACGTATGAGTATATTTCAAATGTCATTTTTACGGTTTTTGTGTACGATTTATCCTTCTCGTCGCCGGATGCTTCTTGTTCCGTTTCTACTCGTGCATAAATGTTGTCCTCTAATTTAAAAGATTTTCTTTGGTCAACCATGAATATCTCGTGGGTTTTTCTTCTGTCTTCCTCATTAGATGTTGTCTGATAGGTGCTATATGTTTCTTTAATCTGGTAAATAGGGGCGAAGTTATCAATATTCGAAATAATATGGTTAGAAATCGCCTTAAACCTTGTGCTATATATAGCAGAAATATTCGGTGCCAACGAGTATGCGCACGTGCTGGAACATTTTTTCCCTTCAATAACAACACAATTTTTCTGAAAAAGACAACTTTTGAATGTTTCAAAGTTGACATTTGAAAAAATATCCACAATGTCATATCTGTTTACATAATTTAATATATAACCATATATACCAATTACAATAGTTGATATAACTGCGTCATAGGTTGGATTGCCTGTTTTAAAACTATTGTACAGAGTTATTTTGCTGATATTGCTATACGTAGATGTTAACATGTCCACAAATCCGGCGAACATCATAATTATTTATTATATGTAAATAATCATGTAATTTTAAGTTGGTTTACAAGTGAATATTTTCAGCTAAAAGGCACCAAAATGCGTAGTAACCTTGTTCAGAAAGTAGAATAATATGCCAAAGAGCGTGCTTGTAAACATAAAACCGTTAATATTCATGTTTCCGTCGTTAGAAAACAAGACGGGAAAATATCCGAATAGGAATTTGCGGAAAAATGGCAACTGAAATAAGAAGTACATCACCGCGAGGAGTAGAGGAGTCTGAATTTCGTTATACATATCGTCCAAAGAATCCTGCGCCCGGGCGTTTTTATTGTGGGCATGCACCATATCAGACGTCTGTTCATAGTTTTTAATGTAATCGGTGTTATCTTGTGGAGGGGGTACATAATTCGGCTGAACATACGGGTCCGCACTTATATTATTTGTATTCATTGGGATGTCTCGTGACGGCAATTGGGTTGCGCCGCTAATGCTCGCGTGTTGAAGGCCGCTTACAATCTGGCTAATAGTTGCCTGATCTAAGCTGACGCCACTTGGACCTCCACTACCTGTTCCAGTTCCGGAAATAACCTGGTTTTGGTGTTGTGCCCCTGCATGTTCAGAAGCTGACATTGATATATTATTACTCACATTCCCACCGCCAACAGGATCGGTGGGCAAGTCTAAAATACTGGTTGAGTCGCCCATAATTAGTACAAATATTGATTGATTATAAAGTTTACGCAAACATTATTCAAAAGTAACCGTTTTTGCACCAGATACACACTTCGTCGCAACCTGCGTGTATTTTACACATTTTCCGTTATTTTTATAAATTTTATCCTTAAGTTCCTCTATTGGCGGCGCATGAAAGATCATACAATCCTTGTTCTTGCATACAGTTCTAAAGAGAGAAGCCAATCCAAACCCCAATAAGATGGACATTATTATTTTACCACTTTCAGTGTGCACAAATCTGCCAAGATACATTCCCGTTATATTACGGGGGTAATTTCTTTTTTCACGAAATAGTAATAGTAATACTTGTTAAATATAGCCTAAATTTAACAAGTAACTGTATTATTGAAAAGCTTTAATATTGTATGGGGACGCTGGATATTTTAGATTCGTCGGTCGGGCACTCAACCACCTGTTCTTCAAAGTAGAAACAGTTATCTGCCTTATCTTTAAGTAACATCTTTCCGACCGTTTCGGGGCTGGGATATATGTAGATTGTCTTCATTTCCGGACCTAAAACATAAATAAAAAATAGACCGACTGCGAAACTTATCAAAAATACCGGAATTGAAATATAGTTTAATAGCATTATATATTTTGCACATAAATTATTTTTACACCTACGGACATTTCAAACGCCGAATTTACACATTAAGTGTTGCTATAATATCGTTCCCGTCCTTATCATTTATATCGTTAAGTACATAATTGTATTCTTTTAGTTTGTTTATAGCAGTATTCATGCCATTTATTCCTAATTCATGAGCTTTTTGTTTGTGATAATCTGTAAAACATTCTGTTTTAAACCCCCATTTTTCGAACCTTATTCTGTTTATTTTATATTTGGATAAATCTATCATTTTTATTATTTCACTATCGAATCCCTCGGTATCTATTTGTAAATAATCAATATTAGTTATACCATGACTGCTACATATCTTATCAAAAGTAATGCCTGTTGAAGTTATCTTTACCATATCATTTTTATTCCCCCAGTCATTCATAGGCAATAGTGTAAAATGACCACTGTCATATATGATTCCATTATCCGCACGTGTTCCAATAATACCATTCTTTGCTGCTATATATAGTTCTATAACTTCATCATCATTGTAATATATAGCATTGTTATAAATATAAACATTTTTAATGTTATGATAATTCTGTTTTATTTCATCAATTAATAACTTATTTGGTTCTACCAGAATAACCATGTCTGGTTTTTCTTTTATAACCAACTCTCTAAACAAATCATTTCCATTATTTGTGCCAATTTGAAAAAATACCCGCTGCATTATATAAACTATATTTTATTATATTTGTTTACATGTAAACGCGTTGTAAGGCTTTACGGCGGCTTAACTATCAGGTTCGGCTCGTCCATCATGACCGCCTCTCCGCTACTGTCCGATTCAATAACAAGCGCGGCGCGTTTCTTTTCTGCTACCTCTTCCATTCCAATCTTGAACGACACAACGCGATCAACATAATTAGAATATGACAGCTGCTGAATGCTATGCTTGTTTTGGATTAAGTTGCACGTGTTTGTATCCTCGTTATGCCACACACCGATTTCATTATATTTCAATGTGCGAATCGTCTTCATTAGCGGGACCAATGTATGATCATATATTGTAGCCGCATCGCGCGCGTATTGCACATTGTTGGTTTCATTCATCTTCTTGATGCAGCCCTTTATTTCATCTATCTGCGCATAGTAATTTGTGATGGCCTCGTTTAATTCTCGTTGTTTGGCATCATTATCCACAATATTGTTATACGTTTCAAGGTAGGCCTCGTATAGCGAGCTATAAAACGAAATATCCTCCTTTAATGTCTCAAATCGCGTTAATGCTGCCTCCGTCGTATTATATCCAAACAGGGCCTTATTTTTTTCGTCTATTACATTGTTTTTTAGACCAGCCATTTCACTCTGGATTGTATTTAAAAGATCTGGCAGCAACTCCACCTTTCCGACCTGAATCTTGATATCTAAACTACATGGGTCTACGATGATGCCACACGAGGCATTATATTGGCGATACGATTCCTCCTTGTCGGTTTCCTCAAAGAACAGCGTTTTAAATATTGTACCCCCCGGGCGCTTGCAATTTATACATTTGGGCTTAAGCTTCAGAAATTCGGCGCGTTTCTCTCTATTACTTAGATTGACGTTGTTTAATATCTTCTTCTTGTTCGCACTGTTCTGCGTTTCGTACTTAAATTTGAGTTTAAAATATTCATTTAGTGCCTCTTTAACATCCATTATGGCGGTTGTATTCAAATCCATATATATAATACCAAATAATTTATTTGGCAATAAACTCATATACGATTGAGTAAGGGCTATACGATTGAGCAAGGACTAATATCGCGGCTTAGAATGTATAACATCATACTCGCTTTCCCACTCAGGCAACCCGGTAATAATTTCCTGATGCGCAATACGCTTTGCCTGCTGAAATTTCTGAACCTTGGATAAAATGTATTCTTGCTTTTCCTTGTTCTTTTTTTGTATTTCAGCAGGAGTGAGTTTTCCCTTATACTTATAAAGTAGCACCAGTCCTAAAATAAGCAGGAATGCTATTAATAATCCAATGTTAAATACGGTATTGTGAAAGTTGTCCCGCACAGCATGACACTGTTTGAGTGTTTGATGCAAAAAGTATTTAACACCCGGTTCTGTAAGTGCCGGTTTAGAAAACTCCATAGTAATTATAGTTAAAATAATAAATTAAATTATACACATTATCTATATGGATAACGCCTGGTGGAGTATCTTAATATTTTTATTTACAACATTCGTGTATTATTATTTAGTGCCGTCTCCTACCATGGAGAGCTTTAGCAGCGGACAGAGTAGTAACTACACGTACTTGGCTATCTATGTGTTTGTCGTTATGCTCGGACAATTTGGCCTCAACGCGGCAATCATCAATAAGACATGCGGCGGAACAACGGCAGAAACACTGAGCTCGGCTGGGTTTTACACATTTATTCCATGGACGCTGGTCTTCGGCGTGTTGGTTTTGATCCTAATTGTTTACCCCGGTTTTAAATCCGCATTTTCCGATGTAGTCGGGTATTTCTGGGTTTCTGGGGGCGTGAAAAAAATATTAGATCAGTTATTGATGAACGCCGCGCCCGGTGAGGAGTCTGATGGCAACATGCAGTCCGTTTCCGATATGATAGTCAAAATATATAGCAACAACTCATTGTTGGTTAACCAAATTGTCCCGTCTAATTTTGACAAATATTGGGGCATTTTACAGCCGTTAATGAAACCAGAATATAGAGGGGATGGCGGAAACGAACTTAAAGGACAGTTTTTCCAGTTGGTGTCTACCCGGGACAAAATCGGTGAGTGCATGTGGTACCTATACGCCGGTATCTTGGTGGTGTCTCTTGTCCAGTTGAATATTGCGACCGGCGGGTGTGTTAGTAGCCCAGCAACCATGGCCCGGAGAAATCAACAGTTTTTAGCAGAAAGCGAGGCGGCAAACAAGAAAAAACAATTGGCCGCCAGTACAACATACAAGATCGCCGCATAAGAATCACGCGAGTCTGTTGGATCGTTATAAATCTTATAATAAATTATAGCGTATTTATAAATTATTATATGTCGGACAATTGGGAGAACTGGAAGTGCGAGGATAATCAGGCTTCAGCTGTTCCCAGTGCGGAACGGATAAAACAATTGCAAGAGAGAAAACTAATTGAAGAAGCGGACAATGCGCTAACACGCGAACTGTTTGGCATTGGAGAAGCCGCCGACACAAAACCGCCTACTAAGAAGAAGTCGGGTTATTCTTTGGCAAAAACTCAGAAACCCGTGCAGAGAAGGTGACGTTTAGATTACATCCGCGGGTTTGCTACATAATACATAACAAACAAATAGCACAAAATTCCTAAACATAGCGACAGCAGCCAAATGGGGAAAATGGTCTTATTTCTGTATCCAATGCCGAATTCGCGGATACTTCCATCCCGATTATACAAACAAGCGGGTTTCATCATTTGAATTGTTCCAAAAATAATAATAAATATTACAACAGACACCAGCGTAATATTTTCTCTAATATAGCCTCTGTACATGTTATATATCTATGATATAATTATACAAAATTTTTATAATTATATTGTGCTAAATTCTACTAAATTCTACTAAATTCCGCTCTTGTAAATTCTTGAAAGGGCCTAATTGTCTTCTTGATAGTCATCATACTCCTCCTCCGGCGCCCCCACTCCATCCGTATTGCCATCAAAATACGTTTCATTCATAAATCCCATATCATAGGCCTCTTCATCTATATCAGCATCCACCTGTTGCTGTTCCATGTATTCGCCCAACAAAATGTCAATGTTTTCGTCG